ACATAAGAAGCGTTTGTCCCCGTATTGCTTTTCGTTACCCCCGTATCATCCACAATAACGGGACATTGGCACCACCAAGCCCAACTCCTATCGCTGAACTTAGTCTTAACAACCCCGTCCCCAAATTTGCTTAAAGTACACTCGACAACCTCCCCATTACCGACATAAACCCCAACATGCCCGAAATCGGAAGTCATCACCAGCACACCTTCCTTTTTCGGCATGGACGAAATTTTTCCCTTGAACTTAGCCGCGTTATACATGGTGCCAACATTATAATCCCAGTTTTTATGTTTACTGTATCCCGGTGCGTTTGCCTTAAGCCCGAACCCGCCGAAATAATAGGACTTCACCAGTCCTACGCAATCACAACCATAATACCCCTTACCAATCAAGCCGTTTAAATGCGCTTTTCGCGCCGCGGGATACTGTGACTGATAGCCTTTTATTCCCGACAGTAGATTTATGTAATCTTTTGTAACCTCCCGAAACAGCCCGCCCCACATATACACGGTTTTAAGCTTAAGTGCCTCCTTGCAGTGCTTTACAAGTCCCGAATTTGTATAAGCCATCACTCTTCGCCCTCCTCTTCATAATCGCTTTCAATGTCGTCAAATCCCGTACATGCCCCGAACCCGCTTACAACATGAATATTTTCGGGAGCGTTAAAAGTGTCGTTCATCTCCTTAACCGCGCTCTCAATCATCAAATCAACACTTTCCTCATCAATTTTCAAATTCTTCTCCGCAAGAAAATCAAGCACATACTTTTTCTTTTCCTTGCCCTTTCCACTACCCGAATAAATCTGCTCCGCGGCAGTCACCGCAATTTTCACCCAAGCGTTAATCTCCTCCCGCTGCGCCGCCGTAGTCTTAGACTTAACCCAAGGAATCACAAAAGCCGTAACCACCGCCGCAATCAGCGCAATAACCGCATTAACAACCGGCGTAATATCCATCTTTAAATATCCTCGCTTTCCTTTGAATTTTCATTGGTTTTCTTATCCCCATGCTTAACCTTCCCGCCCTTAATAGCCGCCAACGCCACAATTTCCACCGTCCAGAACCCGAACCAGCAAGTAGTGAGCGTAGGCGAAACCTCCATAAGCCCGCAAAACTGCAAGGTTACCGCCGCCGCTGTATACAATCCTATCGCAGTTATAGCCGCTGCAACTATGTAGTCGGAAAAGTGCTTTTTACGCTTCTTTTTACGAAACATTACTTATGAAATTCCTCCAGATCATTTATCCTATGATTCGCAACCTTGATTTCTTCGTCAAAAACCGCGTCCCGCTGTTCCAAACGATATACCCTGTCTATAACCTGATTATGCTTGTCCACTTTTCTTTCAAGCTGCTCTATGCGATATGCGGTAAGCTTACTTGACGCCAATATTCCTCCCAGCGTTCCCACAAGGGTAAACAGCCCCGATATAACAGCGACAATTATCGTACTATCCATTATTCGACGCCGCCTTTCCCGCGCTCAATTCCGCAATTTCCTCCCTTATTTTCTCCGCCTGCATTTCCAGCTCCGTCAAAATCCTCCTGTCCTCATCTGTCGCCGTTCCCGCCGCAATCGCCCGAAGGGGACGTATTGCCTGCCTGTCTATCTCGTCAAGCCTGTTCTTAAGCTCTTCGGTCTGTTCCTCCGCGCTTCTTGTCCCTTCGGGCGGCTCAATCGGAACAATATCAATCAAATTCCCGTTTTCGTCCTCCACAGGCTCCCAATACCGATTTGACAAAATCTTTCCCGCCAATTCCGAACCGTCTTTCACCACCCACTTAGGCTGCTCACAGTCAAATCCCTCCAAAAAATTGGAATCGGGATTGCAGGAATTTGTCTGACACGAACCGTCTTCAAATACAATCATTTTTGTAACATCCTCCTTTTTCTTTAAGACATTCTGAACGCCGCGTAATACACGGTCGTGTCCAAATTGGTGCCGCCCGTAAACTTAAGCGCTGCCGAGTTTGTCGATTGTGACAAGTTAACTGTGAACGAACCCGCCAGATTTTCGGAACCCGCATAAGAATTTAAAACGATAACGGTTCTGTAAGTGGCATTGTTTAGAACCCACAGAAAAACTATATCCGTTTTGTGGGAAATCGTAACCGTTTTTGAAATCGGTCCGGTTGTGGCTTTTGATATTGTCTCTTTTCCGTAGGTTACGTTTATTCCCGAAACCTTTATCTCGTTCAGCTTTGACTTATCCGACGCGCTCATAAGTCCCGCCGCCGAACCGGAAGCAACATTATTAGGTATCTTCACCGTTCTCGAATTCATTCCCGTAATATGCCCGCTCCCGTCCGAAACGGGCTGTGTTATTGAAAATGTCCCCCCGAAAGCGGGAGTTTGATTTGCCGTCGGCGCTCCCGTTCTCGCGGTATAGGCGGGGTGAGCGTAATTATTGGCTCCCGCCGCCACTCCGTCCAGCTTCTTTTTGTCGGCCGCGGACATCAGACCGTTGGCGCTTTGATTTGCCACGCCGTAGGTTGTGTTATTATCCGCTCCCCAAGCTGCCGTACCGTCCGCGCTCCACCTTAAAATCTGCCCGCTCGAACCTCCCGCAGGAATATGCTTGTTTCCCGCCGATGTTGGATGGGTATACTTGTTGGCTCCCGCCGTTATACCGTCAAGCTTTGACTTATCCGCCGCGCTCATAAGCCCCGCCGCAGAAGCGGTGGCGGTCGGGTGAGAATGATTTGAAGCCGCTTTTCCCGCAAGCTTTGAATCCGTTTCGCTTTCGGTATAATAACGGTCGTCATGAGCATGGCTTCCCGCCGCCTTGCCGTTCCATGCGCCGCGCTCCGCGGCGGTAACATGTTTAACGTTATCCCCGATATGGGAAATCAACTCCCTGACCGCCTTTGCTATCTTTCCCAACGCCGCCGACAGCTTTTCGCCGCTTGTTAAATTTGAAACGCCTGCCGATTCGGAATAGGTGGGCGTTTGGTCGTTGGTAACAACGTTAGGTACATTTCCAAGCCCTATCTGTGTTTTTGTGACGGCGTGGGGGTTGGATTTGTCATTGATGTGACCGCTCATCTCCTCAACATCTTCAAGTGTGGCAAAGGTGTTCGGAGAAACCGAAACGCTTATATTTTCCGCGTTGTTTATCGGTATCACAAAATCATATTCCAGCAGGTATTCGGGATTTTCCTCTTCCCTCGGCACAAATTCCCCGTCCTTGTCCTGTATCACCGCCAGCAGCACGGGAGCGGCTTCGCTTCCCTCAAGCCTTGCAAAAAGCCCTATCTGCCTTAACCAATACCCCTCCGCCAATCCATTGTTTTGTGTTCTCACATTCACCGTTATGCCGTTTTTTATCCGCTCTGTTTTTGCAATATTCAAATCATGCTTCGGTTCGGCTATTTCTTTTATTGCCATCAAAGATACTGCGGGAGATACTGTTTCCCCGCCCACCGCCGAGGTAATCTCAACGCTTTCGCCCAAAACGCACTTTGCCAGCAGCTCCAGACCGTCGTTGGTCACCACAGCTTCATTCCATGCCATTTTTTTACCGTCCTTTCTTTAAAATCTGATTACGTTAACAACAACTTTTTTATGCTTTCCGCAAGCTTTTACACCCGCATACAAAGCGGGATATTTTTCCGATTTAAAAGTAACGCTGTTGTAATAATCCGCAGTAATATTTGCGGGAATCATCTCGTCAAGCAGCCTTTTAACCTCCGCCGTCTTTCCGTAATCCCTCAAATGGGTTACCACCCGAAGAAAATATTCCTCATCGAGCCTTTTTGTTACCGAAAAATCCTCTCCGCATATTACCTCAAGCTGCTTTAACAGCATTCTGTAAGTATACGGAAGCTTGCTGAGCCACTTTACCATAACCGCGCTTCTTCTCGCTTCAAGGTCGGATTCGGGATCCGGCAGTATTCCCGTCAGCTTCTCAAAACGCCCGATTCCGTACTCGTCTGCGGTAAGAATAAAGCTTCCGTTCAAAACTCGCGCCGATTGCTCCCAAAGCAGCTTGAATTCGGGATTTTCAGCGTTAAGCGCCGTCTTTGTCTCGTCATATTCCCGCAAAAACGGCGGCAGATATGAAAGCAAATCAATCTCTCTTTTGGCTTTAATCAACGTTTACACCCCCAAGTATGGGAATTTGCAGCTCGTCCAAAGTCAAATTTTCCTCCGCGCCGTTCAGTTTTGTGCTGCCTATATCCACAATCCCTTTTATCGAAAGCAGCCGCGTCTCAATTTGGCTTATTCTCACAACTGTCGCCGAAGAGCTGCCCCAACCCTTTCTTAATTCCAAAAGATAATCTTCCGCCGCCTTTTCGACGCTTTCTTTCAGATTTCCGAAGCCGTATCCCGTTTCAAAGGCAAATTTGGCGGTTATATTAACCTTTACGCCCTCCGCGCTCCTCACCTTGACCACGTGTCCTATGGGCGCAAGCCCCATGCCCTCGCCTCCGTAAGGTTCGGGGTCGATTTCCTCCTGAACCTTTTTTACAAGCTCTTCGGAGGCTTCCCCGAAATCCGCTCCCAAAATCGTAAGCAAAACCGTCCCGCCGGCCGTAAGTTTTTTCTCTTCGGCGGCATTGAAAACCGTTTCCAACCAGCGTTTCGGCTCGTCGTCCAATCCGTTTACCGCTCCGTCATACCACGCCTTAACCGCCGCCGAGGGAATCAGCTCCGAAGGCTTTATGTCCCCGTTCCACACTCTCGTAACCTTTGTTTGTCCCACCCCCGCGATTGCGTTGGTTTTGGTAACATAATCCTTTACATTCCCCCCGAAGGCCTTGTCCTCAAAGCTGTCAAAATATCTTCGCCGAAGCTCTTCGGTGTCCTCCTCGTCCTCTCCGGGAATCAGCAGTTCGGCAAGCTCGGCGGTCTGAAGGCCGTTTATGTAGTCGATTGGTATCAGTTGTCCGATAAAGTGATTTCCCTCGCCTCCCGCCTTTTCACACTCCATCTTGTATACGCCGTCCGAGATTTTTTCCACAGCGCAAAAGTTTATTTCCCCTATATTAAAGCGTTTTCCCAGAACATCAACGCTTTCGGGAGTAAACTCCCCCCTGCACACCGCCTTTGACGCGGGGTAGGGCGTGATTCCCCTTTCCGCACACCGGCGTATCAGAAACTCCCGCGATGCCGTATCCCCGAAGCTCTCGTTTATCACCCGCTCTAGCTCTATGTACAAGGTCATTATTTCCAGCGCCGCGGGGGAGTGGGCGTCCCATATCACCGAGCCCTCTCTTTTGTCCAGCTTATTGCTGACGCGGGACATCATTCTGTTCAATATTTCCTCATAGCTTATATGCTCATACATTAAATATTCACCTGCCTTTCCGATTCAAAGCTCCCGAAAACAGTCCGTACATTAAAACGGACAGATACCGCGCCTTTTTCGCTAAGATCAAACTCGAAATTATCAACGCTTTCTATCCTTTTATCCCAAAGCAAAGCATCCGTTATCCTCCTTTCCAGTTCCGGGCAGACGTAGGAAACCGGCTGTCCGAAAAGGTCCTTCAGTTCGATTCCGTAATTGCCGGAATAAATTATACTTCCATACCTTTCGGTCATGAGAATTTTGTAAACCGCCTGTTTCATGGCTTCTGTCTCGTCGGTTTTCCCTTTGATATACTCCTTTTCCCTGTCCATTCTGTGGGTTAAGGTGGGCTGTTCGGTTATCTCGATATCTCCGCTTCCGAAGCCGATTTTCGGTATCATCCCAACCACTCTCCTTCCGTAATGTGTTCGCTTACCCTGTCTAAAACCGCGAATCTCTGACCGCCGCCGAAGCGCATTAAGAGTACTTTTTCGCCAGTATGCAGCCCATTGTAAATCATGATTTTCTTTTTTCCTTTGTACCCGTGCTTGTGGGTGGCGTCAAGATTTCCTCCGTCCGTTGGTCCCATTGGGGTATTGTGAGTGTGGTCGGGGATCATGAAATCGTCGTTTACGGTGAAGTGACTTACCTCTATGTCAATCCAATGGTCGGTAACCGCTTTTGTGAGTACAAGCTGTTCCGCGCCCAAGGTTAATTTTTGCTCCACAAGTATTTGCAGAGGGGCGGTATTTGTAACGGTGCCGAAGCAGAGATCGGCGGGGTTTCTTTCGTTTACCGCGTCTAAGGCGGCTTTTTTAATCGCTCTTATCAGCTCCGAAGCGTCAGGCATTTATTTCACCGCCTTTCAGGGTTAAGTCCATAAAATGTTCGTCAAGATTGAAGGTGTGCACGGCTTTTTCAACGAGCATAAAGCTGTTGACGGAAATGTCGCCCAAATTCAGCTTTACGGCAATCAGGCTTCCCGCTCTTACATTGCAGTCGCCGAAGGCTTTTGTTATTTTCAGCTTTCGGGTTTTAGCGTTGTACAGGTTAAGAAGTGCGGTTGCCTTAGCTTGTCCGTTTTCCCCTTCTTTCAGAGTATCGTAATACTGCAAAACGCCCCATTTGTTGATATTGCCGCTGTCTTTGGCTATGTAGACCTCTCTTTTTCCCGCGTCCTCGTTATCGTAGGTAAGCTTGATTTGGTTGTAGGTATCGGAATCGATGTTTGAGGAGTACTCGAAGTTTTCTCCGCTTTCCTCGTCTATCAGAAGATAGCTGTTTTCTTTTTTCACAAACATTGAGGAAATATTTTTCAAAGCAAGCCTGCCGAAATCGTCGTACAGAACGAATATTTTTCCGGTGTTCTGCAAGGTCAGGTCAAGGGCGTTTTCAAGCATATCGAACAGGGTGGTGTTTTCTTCGATTCTTGAGGGGATTTTAAAGCCGGTGTCCTCTATCGTTCCTGCTTGCAGTTCAAAGTCCGTGGCTATCATTTGCAGGAGCTCGGAGGCGGTTTTGTTTTCGTATACGTAGGTGTCTTTGTTTTTCAGGTAGCGGAGCTGGTCGTAGGCGGTTACCTCGATTATCCCGTCTTTGTCCCTTTTTTGGGTAAACACAAAGCCGTAAAACACCTTCCGCCCGTCCACGGTAAGTCTTACCGCCGATCCCTCCGAAAAAACAAGCTCATTGTCACTTATTACCTTAAAAACAAGCTTTCCCGGTGTTCCTCTTCTTTGGGTAGTCCATTGCACACCCTCTTCCACCGCGGGCAAAAGAAGCACAGAACCGTCAGAAGAAGCTATTATCAATTCAACGTTCAAATCAAATCTCCTAAATCACCTTAACACTGTCCGCAGTTACCCACCCCTGCCACAAGCCGTCGGGGGTTGTGATGTGGTAGGGGTGGGAGGCTCCCGGATTTATATAGTTTATTTTCCCGCGATAATTGGTGCGCGTCTGCCCCGGAGCCTCGCCGTGGCTGTTGCCGTGGAGGCGGCCGTTTACTATTACGTTGCAGCCGATGGTCGGCGGCGCTTCGGAAACGGTGGAAGCCGCGCGTCCGTTTTGCTCCGCCATTGTGCTTTTTCCGTTTTCGCTTTTGATTGTAGCCGTTTTTGTACCGTATTCCCGATATTGTTTAAGCTTTATTTTCACCGTTACATCAAAATTCCCCGCCTTTTCCGCCAGCGTATAGCTTTCCATAGTCACCTTGATATTGGTGGAAAACAGCGCCTTTCCCGTGGGCATCGACCTTGAAACAATAAACTGAAAGGGTTTCTTTTCGGTTTTAAGCTTTTCAAAGTAATCAAGAAAATATTCTGCGGGCTTAAAACCGTTGGGATAGGAAGAAAAAGGATATTTTACTTGGGGAATTTCGCAGTCAAACTCGATATCCGTAAGCTTAGCTGTTTTCAGAAGATTGACCTCGCCCTCGTTGATAAGGGTAACGGTGGAATTGGCGTTGTTTATTTTTATTTGAAGCTTTTGGGGGGTTATGGGTAAAAGGCACTTGTCAAGGTAGAAGTCGTAGCCGTTTTTGCTCATTTCTATTCGTCCTCCTTTTTAAAAAAACGCTCACATTCCCAAAAGCTTTTTTATTAATTCCAAATCCGTCACCTCAAAAATCAGCTCATTTTCCACTGGGTCAGAATCTTCAAATCTCAGCCCAGCAAAAAACAAGCGCTCGCTCCCAACATCCGCGACAGCCTCAAAAACCTTTCCGCCGCTGATAAAATCCCCGTCAATTTCTCTGTGATATTCCAAATCACCGCAAACCACAAAGGACGCGTATATTTTCTTCAAGCCCTTCTGTACCGTTCCCAGCATGGGAATTTGTCTTAAATCCTCCGTGATTTTCACCGTGCCGCTGAAATCCGCCAACGGAAGCCTTTGACCTGCAGAGATTACAAAAAGATTTCCGTTTGCTGCGGGAAGTGTTTTTATTACTGTTTTCATAGTTGCTCCTCTCTTATTTTTGCACGAAATTATAAATATGTTTTTGTTTAACTCGACGTTAACCATGCACCCCCTCCGTAACAATAAACACCGCTTCGGTCACCTCATCGGTAAGCCTCGTAATAATTCCGTCAATATCGTTATCATTATTTACGGTATTCTGCATACCGGACATATCAAAATTGATTTCGGCGGTAGTAAAGCGGTTTATAGTCTCCCGCTCCGCAATGTCCCGAAGATACTTCAATTCTTCGTCGGTCATGGAGAGGGAATCAGCCATATCTCCCGTGTTGTCGTCGATGTTGTATACTCCCTTATAAAGATCGTCAAATTCATTGTTTCCCAAAAAATTTTCCAATCCTTTTCCCGCTCCCGCAGCTCCGCCAACAGATTCTTCATCAATTCCCAACATCCAGTTCCAAATGCCGTTTTTAACATTGTCGTACATTTTGTCATGCGCTTTCGACATTGCATTGCCATAGATTTCCCCTTCTTTGTACGCCTTGTCCGCCCAGCCTTCTTCAAATACTTTAAAAGTATTTAATCCCTCGTTCCACGCTTCCGTCGGGTCTTTAAAAGCTTTTGTCTGATTTTCGAGTTCCTGCTTTTTCGCGGCAATATTATCAATTTGCGCCAATATCCCCGAAGTGTTTATTTCAAGTCCGAAAACCCCTATCAGACTGTTTATCTTTTCCGCAATAACGGCTACGCCTTTTAAAAAGCCTTCTATAAAAGACCAAAATCCTTTTTGCAGCCATACCCAGACATTATTAAATCCTGCCAGCATATTGTCAAAACAAGCCGTCAGGTAATGCCATATTGCCAGTACAAAATTAGCTAACGACAGTCCGATATCTTTAAAGAAAGCGCCCGCAACATAAACAGCGCCGACGATATTTCCCATAACGCTGTTTATCATTCTGTCAAAGGCGATCCCCAAAAAAATAGCCAGGACAACCATATCAATTATCCATACTATCGGGCAGGCCTGCAAAGAAGCGTTGTATATATTCTGAGCTACAGTCGCCAAGCCCGTCGCCACTTTCCAAAGCAGCATTGCACCCGCTACGTCCTCAATCAGCGGCGCTATATCCGACCAATTATCCGATACAAAGTTGGCGACGTCTACTAAATTGTCAAGCACATTAAGCGCACTGTCCGCAATCTTTGAAAGAGCGTCGGCGGCTTTATCTGTAAACCTCTGAAATTTATCACTGTTGGCAATTTCATTAAGTTTTTGTAATACCGGCTGAAACGCCATCAGCGCCCGATTCTCAAAAGAAGTCCAAACCTGCTCAAAGGTCATTGGCATATTTTCAAACTTTTCGTTAGTCTTCTCCGCCGCTTCAAACATCGCCGCTTTGACAATCCCCGCGGTAATCTCTCCCTCTGCCGCCATATCCTTGAGTTTGCCTATCGGAACGTCCATATAATCGGCAATAGCCTGCATAATAGTAGGTGCCTGCTCGAAAATGCTATTGAATTCCTCGCCCCTGAGAACTCCCGACCCCATAGCCTGCGTAAGCTGAAGCATTGCCGCGTCGATACCGGTGGCGCTTGTGCCCGCTATCGTAAACTGCTTGTTGATCTGTTCCATGAAAGCAATCACCTCGGCAGAGCTTCCGAAAGCGTCTCCCGCCATAAGTCCCAGCTTTGCCACTGCGTCGGCCGTCGCCTGATATGACCCCCTCGACCTTTGCGCCGAGCGGAATATCATATTCTGCAAATTCTCCGTGCTTTGCAGACCGTCGTTCATCATATTAAGCCTTGCGGTTGTCTGAGACATCTCGTCCGATAGATTAAGCACCTTTCCGAGAGACTGAACCGAAAGATAAGCCGCCGCAATACCCTTTATGCTTCTCATCAGCTTGTCGGAACCGCTGATTCCCATGTCGATTTTCCGGTTAAACCTTTCCTGTTCGGCCGCGTTATCCCTGATATATCTCTCGGTATTGCCCACGGTTCGGGAAAGCCGCAGATAAGCCTGATTGGCTTCGCTTACGTCCATCGCTTCAACAGCAGCGTTCAGGCTTTCCTGTTCGTTCGTTATTCCCGCTAACTGCCCTCTGAGCTGTTCCAGCATAGCCGAATCCGCCGCCGTAACCAAATTTATGGGTTTTGCGCCTATTTCCCGAACCTTATTCTGAACCGCCGTTATCCTCGCCTGCATATTCTGCATATCTTTGGTCATAGCGGCGGGGAAAACCGAGGTTTGTTCGGAATTGGCGGCAATATTAAGCTGACTTTCGCTGATTCCGCGAAGCATTGCCTCCGCGCTTTGGATTTCCTGCTTGAACCTTTCTATTCCGGTGTTGGTGAAAACATTAAGATTATCCGTCTGCCATTCCACTGCCCCAGCAGCCGGCTGCATATGCGGAACTGCCGGCACCCTCGCCGCCGTCCCCGCCATTCTCTCCATATCCTCGTTTAAATTCCCCAGTTCTACCGACGTCCGCGCAATACTGTTTCTGATCTCCTCAAAATAAGTCGATTCAATAGGTCTGTTAAGATTCCCGTTCATCTTCTCGATGGCCGAAACCGTTACATTAACGCTGTTCAGCACACCGTTCAAAACCCCCGACAGCCTATCCTCAAGCTCAATAGCCGTTCTTATGGTAGCCATTTATCAAATCACCTCCTGCACGGCTTAGTCTTAATTTTATCGCTTTCCTTTTTCTCTTTTTCGATCCTTATTTTAATCGCGGCCGTCAAAAACGCCTTTTCCTCCTCACCCATTTCCAGAAACACCGACGGCAGAATATGAAGCTTATGGAGGGCATAGTAAGCGCAGTTTGCCTCCCAATCGCCCTCCTCTATCAGTTTTTTGCTTCTTCAACCTTATCGTCAAAGGAAACGTCAAACCCATTCAGCTTCTGAACAAAAGCCGCCAGATCGTTATACTCTCCCGGATCGTCCACCATAGCGTACAGCAATTCTTCGGGAGTACAAACCCCGTAGCTGTCCTGAAGCTCCGTGTCAAACAAATCCGGCTCCACAACCGAAGCGGTTATCAGCTTGTGAATATACTTTGACGCGTCTAACTTCTGCCTAAAAGCCCCGAATTTTCCCGCCACGGGAATTTCTCTCATACATTCGTCGCGAATCGCGTCGCTTTCCTTGGCGGAAATATGACGGAACTCCCATTCCATGGGCTTTCCGTTCTCATCGCAAAGGGATTTTGTCACCGCGTGAAGCTCGTTTTCCTTTACGGTCTTGTTGGCCTTCATAAACTTTGAAAATTTAGACATAATTTTATTTTCCTTTCTTTTTTCGCATAACAAAAAGCACCCTGATTTCTCAAAGTGCTTTTATAAATATAATTTGACAAAATATCTCAAAACGTGTATACTTATAATATCGTCCGTATTCCTTCCTTAACTGGAAAGGAGGTGAAAACGGTGGAAGCAATCATTATTCCTTTTTTGATTTCTGTTGCGGCGGGAATAGTTACATACTATATCTGCAAATGGCTGGACAGAAAGTAGCACGGACGATCAGCCTGTAATGACAAACCCCGAAGCTGTCATCTTCGGGGTTTGTCGTTTTTGGTGATTGCGGTGGAAGCAATCGCTTTTTCTTTTTCCAAATGTATTATACCACTTTCCGTTTAAATTGTCAATACCGAAAATTCAATTCGTCAAAAACCCATTAAGCTCCTTAAACGTCTCCGGCATCCTGAAATCCTCAAAAGTAAAGTCCATATCCTCGTCCAGATACTCCCCGTCCGCATCAAACTTGGCTAAAATCCCCCCGTCGATATTACAGTCTATCAGCACAATAGTCTGTCTCCCCACCGCCGAAGTCCTGTCCTCGTTACTTATCTGAATCTCAAAATAAACGTCCTCTCCCGTATCCTTGTACCTCTGCATTAACTCGCGGAAAATCGAGGTGTTATAATGAAAGGTCGCCGACCCTGTCCCCTTCCACCCGTTGGCCTTGTTGCCCTTTCCCGTTTTTCCCAGAATAGGCACTTCCACCTTGCTTTTCTCGAACTTTGCCTCAAGGTTTATGGCCTGCATAAAATTATACCTTCTTGACCCGATGGTCACGAAGCATTCCGCAAGCGCCGCAAACACAGTATCCTTTGCGTGCATTATAACATTGTTATTCATATATTTATCTTACGCTCCTTTCAGAAATCAGCTTACCGCAACGGTCATATAAAGCTTGCCCATTGCATTCACAACGGTTACCAGATCGGTCACCGTCACCGACTTTTTACTGTTCCCCTCGGTTACGGTAACATCGGCGTCGGAAAAATCCTCGATTGCCCTTATCTCCCTTAACTGCTCATGATGCTTGACAATATCCGACCAAAGGGAAATGCGCCCCGCGTTGTCGTTAGGCACCACTCCAAGATATTTTGTATTGAACAGCACCGCAATATCGTTTGCGATCTGATCCATAACCCTTATTGTCTGATTGTCCTTAAACACCTCCCCTTGCTCATCGGTAAATGTAACCATAGTGTTTATATCCTCAAGCACCCTGACGTCGCGCCCCACCTTGTGAAGCACAAACTCACCCGCTTTCAGCGCGGCTTTAAGCTCGCTCTGAGTATACACGGCCTCAACCTCAAATCCGCCGTTATACACCTTGTTCTGGTTGCTCCTGTTGACCTGACACCCGGCGATAATTCCGGTGACCCAATATACAAGCCCCGCTTCGCTCCAACTGTCGTCAAGCACCCTGTTTTTAACGCTCACCACGCCCATGTAATCCGCCGCCTGACGGTAAAGAACAAGCTGAAATTTTACTCCCATTTCGTCCCTTAAACGTTTGTTAAACGCGGTATACAGGCTTTTGGCGGTCTCGTCCGTTACCGCCGCACCCATAGCGTTGTAGGTATACCCTTCCGCCTTGTCAAGATAAGCTTGGTGCGCCGCGCCGCTGACCTCTCCGTTGGTTCCGCCCGTCAAAGGCGTTCCCGCCGTGGCTTCAAGGACGATTCCCTCCTTCCACTTCACAAAGAGGTTATCCTTCAATTCCTCCGCCGCCGAAACCGTTTGCTCGTCCACAACCGCCTTTCCCAAAAGCGTTTTTACGTCAAACAAAGTCTCATCGTCAACGTTGTTTTGAATAACGGTAATTATATCGTTGCCGCGAACGCCTCCGCAAGCCGCCCTTGCAAAAGTGTTTTCCGCCTTTTCCCCGCCCGAATTGAGACGATAAGCGTACAGGGTTTTCACATTCAGAAACAGGTCGCGAAGCCCCTTAAGCTTCTCATCAGTGTACTCATAGCCGAAAATCTCAAAGCTGTTTTTCATAAAATCCTCGTTTGTAACCTCAAAAATCTCCCCCTCGGCGCCCCAGTCCAATTCAAGGGGCATGGTCGCGATACCCCTGTCCGACAGCGCCGCGTTTGCCGAAGCCGCCGAAATAAAATTTATGTACGCTCCGGGAAGCTCCTTATTCTGCACCGTAAAAGTGCCGCCGCCCAATGCCATTACCTAACACTTCCTTTCAAAAATTTATCAATAATTTTTTCCGCTTCCTCCGCCGAATATTTCTTTCCGTCGGCCAGAACCGCTCTCACCAAATCCCTTTTCCCCTGAAATCTCTCCGAATTAAGAAGCTGCTCCTTGGTGAAAATTTTTTCTTTTTCGAGGGCAGTCTCACAGGCCGCCGCCCCGACCTTTTCTTCATTTTTTAACGCTTTTGCCATTTTACACTTTCCTTTCAAAACTTTTTATGCGAATCATTTGTTTAAAACATCTCTATCAAACTTTTCCATTACCGTAGGCTCCCGCGTCCTGTAAACGAAAAAATTATAGCTAACAAAAAAGCTTAAAATCCCGTCCGTGTATTCAAAATTCATATCCGTACCCCTGATAATATCCCCGTCGGCGCCGATTTCTTCGAGACACCCGAAAAGCCTTTCCGCTTTGTCATAACTTTCCCGCCGCCCGTTGTTTTCATCAAGGGAAAAATACTGTATACAAAACCGATTTTCCCTATAATAACGCGCCGCAAGAAAATGACGGTTGGCGTTTCCCATAAGCTGCCTGTCCGAGGGGTTTATACAGGAAATAAAAAAGCAAGGCTCCGAAAGTCCCTGCTTCACTTCCTCCGCGTACACGGCGTATTCTTCGCCGAATTCTCCGTTCAGCGCGGCGGCTATGGCTTCGATAATCAGATTTACGGTTATCATTTAAAACCACCGCCCATAAATTTATCAAGCTTTGCCTCTATAACCTTGGGAGCAATTTTTTCCACCTCCTGACGGGATTTTTCAAGCATAAAGTGACCCTGCACCCAGCCTTTGCCGCCCCTTTTGCGGTGGCCGTATTCCACGTAGGAAGCATACTCCACGGGGTTCACTATATCCAAAGTGAGCTTGTTTCCCTCTTTTTTGACGGGAAGTGAAGCGGCGTATTCCTTGGCGTTTCCTTTACCGCCGCTTTCCGCTTCTGCATGAGTTTTAGAAGTCCAGCCGCGGCGAAGCGTACCGCCCACCTTGCCCTTCTGCTTGGAACTCTTGTGAGATAAGCCGCTTTCACAGGTATAAGTGCTTCCATCATAAACTCCTACCGGCGTACGCTTGATAACCCTCCTAAGTACTCTTTTGCCTAAATCCTTAGTACATTCCTCCGCAAAAGGCTCCGCTTTTTCCTTAAGCTTCTCCAGCTCCTTTTGCAGCTTCTTAAGCCCCGAAACGTCAAAACCTGATTTTCCCGTTTTAAGCCCACCCCTTCCATAATTCCAGCATAATTTCCTTATGCGACTCATAAACCGCCGCCTCGCCGCTTGCCGAATATTCGGTGGTAACGCCGTTCTGTGTTACTGTAATTTTCGACCCGCTTTTCACCTCGGCTTCGGGAGCAATAAACAGCTTAACCCCCTGCGTTACCGCCGCACCGGTATCAGAACCGACAGCGGCGGCGATTTTCTCAAAGGAAAGACGACAAGGCGCATTTTCGGCTTTAACAGTTTCCCTATGCCGCGTAACGGAGCTTTTTTTCTCCTTAAAGCTCTCATACTCCACAATATCGCAAACACCGCAATAAGTGCTTTCAATAGCCTTTCTCGCCGCGCTTTTGCTCTTCACCACCTGATTTTCCGATAACAAGCAAGCTCACCCCTTCCATAATTCAAAAGGTGCTCAACAAATAAATCAAACCTTTGCTCCGGCGTAAGACTGCCCTCACCCACCGCAAATACGATACTGGTATCCCCTACCTGTATCTGTTTTACCGCAAGCTCAAGGTTAAGTCCCTCGATTTCCGCGGGCGAAAAGGCTTTTTTTGTCCCCAAAAATTCACCCGCCGCCATATCCACGGCAATGTTTATCAGCCCGTCGGGAACCGCCGAAACGTTACATTCGTTTTTTATCGTATTGGTTACTTTTTCAACCGCAAATTTCAATACAGCCTTATCTCCCGCCTTAAGCTTGTACCCAAAGCCTTCAAGCCTTTTCACCGTCTTCTCAAACAAGGGATCGCCCCCTTATCCCAGCGAAATGATACGCGCTATGGCAATAGATTTGTGAGAAATAGCTTTGCTCCCGTCATTTATTATGTTCCAGTTTTCCCCGTTTTTCAAATCGGCGTTTGAAGCCGAGGCGGTAAGAGAAGCGGGTTTTTCAAAGGAAATGCCGTCCACCCCGCAAATATAGCGGTCGCGCACAAACAGGGTATCCTGCCCGCCGTTGGTTTTGGGATCGCGGCTCATCTCGTAAGGAACACTGTCTCCGATATCGTCAAGCACGATAGCGCCCCTGCCCAAAATATAGGTGGTGTATTTGGTCACACCCGCCTTTCCCTCGGTTCCAGCGATTTCTTCAACGGGCATACCGTCGTCAATAAGCACCGTGCGCCCGTTCCATGACCCTACCGCCAGATCGCGGGTTATTCCGTCCTTATCGGTATAAGTCATGTACTTAAGGAGTTTCAGGTTTTCAAGGTTGGTGGCAACCTCGCTGTGCATAATAACAAGGCTGAAAATCGACTTGTTGTCGCCGCAGGCCTGCTGAACGGCCTTGTTGAGAGTGGCCGCACCAACCTTGCTTTCATCACCCGTTTTCGCCGAAATATCAAAGGTGTGCTTTTCCGCAAATTCCTTTGCCGCCTTGGCCGCCGCGGTTGTGCCGGAGGTTTTCATGGAAAAAACGCCCTCTAAAATTGACAGAAGCATATCCTGTCTCACTTCCTGCTTATACTCCCCGATCTGCTGCGCCACGTTGTCCATAAAGTCCACACCGGCGGCGATGTTCTTGCTGAAAGAACGCTCCGTCCATGAATCCATGCGGGAAGCGGTGACAAAGCCCTGCTCATAGGTAGTGGTATTGGTGGAGGTGATGTCGGTGCCGCCGTCGTTGTTCTGGGAGGTGGACCCGTCTATTCTGCCAAAGTAAGGAATACGGGCATACAGACTGCCCGTCTGATTGGACAAAGCCGCCTTTGCGTGCTCGTTAGTGCCCACCGCCCCCGACTTTGCCAACTCGTTTTTCTTTACGTTGGGAATCCTGTTCACATAGGCCCCGAAGGCCTGTGGGTTAAAGCTTTTTGAATCAAATTTTGCCATAATAAAATTTCCTTTCCGTTAAAATATATCAAACGCCAAAAAAATTTGGCGTTTGATATTTGCCGATCCGCACGGAGTTCGCGTAGCGAACGGATGTGCGAGGCAATTTAGATAAGTTTTTATAGTGAACGTCAAATTATTTTTGACGTTCACTATAATTCGATTTTTGCACCGGGATTTTGCGCAAGATACGCCGTCATCTCCGAGTAGGTCATTTTGGAAAAATCGGTATTACCGTCCGGTTTTACGTCTCCGCTTGCCCCCGGCTGAAAGCCTTTAAACGAAGGCTTTTCGCCGCTTTTTTCGGCAAACAGATAACCGTCGCTTTTCCTTATCGCCTCAAGCTGTTCCGAAAGCCCGCTGAGCTTGCCGCTATCGTCAAGCTTGATTTTTTCCGCGTCAAGAAGAGCTCTTAAAGCTTTGCTGTTTTTTGCACCTGCCGCCGTCAAAGCCGTTTCAACCGCGTTATCAAGCTTAAGCCGCGCCATCTCCTTTTCATGCTCCGCCCTTTCGGTTTTGTTCTGCTCCTGCAAGGCTTCGATCTGCTTCTTAAGCTCCGCGCTGTCCCCGCTTGACTTTTTCAGCTCTTCAAGCTGCTTGTCTCGGTCGGAAACCGTCTGCTTTAAGGTCTTGTTTTCCTCGCTTACCTCGTTCATTCTCATGCGGGGCACAAAATCCTTAAGCTCGTCAAGGGAAGCCTTTTCACAAGCCGCTGCCAATTCCTCGGTTACTCCGATTTTTACAAATTCTTCCTTTTTCATGGGTCAAACTTCCTTTCATAAACGTTTGTTATCCCTGTTTAGTCAGGTTTTTTATGTCTTGTTCTTTTTCGCCCGCAATACCAAAAGGGCGGGGTTTATTTATTCTGCTTTTCTGCCGCGTACGTGGTAAGCGATCCGCAGTAGCAGCAATAAATGTCATCATCGTCATATACTCTGTGCCGGCAAAGCTCCGTTTTCATTTCGGAGCAGCGGTTTTCGTCTTTTACAAGTGGTATTCCGCATTTTGTGCAGTAGCTTTCAAGTCCGGAATACCTTTTGCCGCAGGTGGGACATCTTTTGTTTGACACATCAATCCCTCCGCTCATATTTTTATAAGCTTTCTGATTACGGCTTCGTCCTCGATTCTGAACACCCCTCGTTTTCAAAAAGATCAACCGTTTCCTCCATCAGATTGTCAAGCTTGATTTTCTCATATTCCCCGACGTTTTTTTCCGCAAAAAAATATATTTCGTACCCCTCCGCCGACGCAAAAACACTTTCACCGATTTCCGCTGCCGTTTTTGTATCGAGACAAAAAACAACCGAGGCATATCTTTCGTTAACGCTGTACCCCGCAGGATTTCTCGCCTTGTACACGGTGGAATGTTTGACAATATCAATATCTATCTTGCAGTCCGCCAGCTTCATTCTCCTCCCGCCGGTGAGGATAAACACTTTGCCGGTGTTTGAATGAAGGGATTTTATGGTTTCGTCGTATGTTTTGTAATTCATGGTTTTTTCCTTTCTTTTTTGGGGTATAAAAAAGCACTCTGATTTCTCAAAGTGCTTGATTATTAAATTTTAAAACCTTGCATCATCAATTTTATCAATCATCATATTAAGCCGTTGAATCTCACACCGTAATTCGCCTCTAAACATTCTGCTTTTAGCTTCCAGATCAACATTGGTCAGCAAATAACTGTATGCCTGTATTCTCTGTGCTTTATCCCTTACCTCTGCCATTAGCGCATTCATCTCTTCGTTAGGAGTATATACAGACCAACTGCCTCCTTTTTTCTCTTTTAGCAACGGGACAGCCAACTTTTCAAAGCATTTTGGTGTTTCCGATTTACAATTACAAGTTTTCATTAACTTTATAAAACCGGATTTTGTGACAATATTGTAGGGTCCTCCTAATATCCTTTGTACATTCGGATTTTCCGCTTTAAATTTACATAAAGTAAACTTTTCCAGCTTGTAATAATCCTTCCCAATTTCAAAAGAACGATTACGAAGATACCAGTTTATCATTGACGTTGATAATCCCGTAAAGTGTTCTATGTCCCTTACACTCAAAACAGGCTGTCCTTTGTATGTTTTGTCGAAGTAATGGTATTCGGATGTTTCGATGGTGAGTTGTTCGGACTTCACGGGGAGTTCTTCGTTAATTGCTTTTGGAACCACGTCCTCAAATACCCACTTTTCAAATTCAATAGCCGAGGGTAATTTGCTGTGGCAGATAAGGCGGTAAACATCAGCTTCGGGAATAAAAGACATCTCCATTTGCTTATCTTTGGACTGTGGGTGAGGTGCGTAACGTTTCGTTACGCACCTGCAATGGTCAGTTAAAGCTTTACGAGGATTTGTATAGCCAAGAGCCTTTGCAACATCAGCACCGCAGTATATCATTTTTCCGCTCTCAGCGATTTTACGAACCGCACCGAATTTCTTATTTGTCATTGTAATGATTTTGTTTTCCATAATAAAAACTTCCTTTCAAATACTTGACAGGACTGCTCTATCATGGTAAAATATATTTGATAGAGCAATCTGTCACTTGTTTAATAGAGTGTTGTTTTGTTTGCGAGACGGGCAACACTCTATTTCTTTTTCAAGACATCATATTGAAGTTCAATCCCTTTTCTTACAATCTCCGATTTTGTTTCATTAGTTTCTTTTGACACAATTTCCAATTTTTCAGCGGTTTTTTCATCTAATCTAACTTTGAAGGTTGTATTTTTGGGGTTGTCAGTCAATTTAGTGCCTTTACTAATACCCATATCCTCACCTCTTTTCTTGTGGGTACATTCTTATTATATAGTGCCCACAAAGAAAAGTCAACCCCTGTCAAAGAAATTTTTGCATAAAATTAGCACCTTGTTTTTATGCAAGGTGCTAAAAGCTATAAAATTTGAAAAATTATGCTTTTCTCACAGATTTTAAAATTCTCTCCTTTTCCTTAGCGGCTTCTATTTCAAGTCGTATAATTTCCCTCTTTATATCTTCTTTTGACATATTCATGATTTCATCGGGAATAATGCACCTGTCATCAATATAAAGTTCAAGTTCTTTTTCAGCCATTTGAAACAACCTCCTCAAATTCAATAGCATGACTTTCTTTTAATTTTTCTATGGATTTTATTTGTGCTTCAAATTCTTCATAACCATCACTTAAGAAATCTTTGATATACATATTATAAAGCATTTTGCTAATTTCTTGTTGAGATGAATATTTAAACACTTTACCATTATGACAAGCGATAAAACCTATATCATAACCGTTTTTAAAACATGAATTAAAATCATCAACACTGGGTGGCATACTACTTGGATGAGTATGTATTGTAATCAAATGTTGTCTTTTACTAATTAAGTTTTTAATTTTTTCTGTGTACACAATCGATCTTTCAACATTACTGTCAACCACTGAAAGTACAATATCGCCAGTCACACTATCAATCCAATACATATCCTCATAAGTTGTACCGCTCCTATGTTTTAGAGCTTTTTTTGCACAATCATATAAGGTTTTATTCACTTTAGGATTATCAGTAGCATTGTCAAACTTGCGTTTATATTCACCGCTATCAATATATGTCTTGTTTACAAGCGTACTTTTATCTCTGCCATACCTTTGATTTTCAAGAGCCAAATTATCACTTCCTGCCTTTATTATACCACCTTTTTCAATTTTGTCAACCTCTTTCAACCCAGACTTATCCCCACCTTCAACAAATTCCTTTTTCCATTCCTTATAATTCATATCCGCCGGCACATAATAAGTTTTCCCGTCCTCCCCCCGCGCCGCTCTCTCCCCAACCTCACCGAAATTCTCATCAAACCAAGGACAAGCAGTAGACCGACAAAACACATGAAACGGCGGCGCGGTAACCCCCGCCTTATACTCGCTCATGGGAAAATGTTTCCCGTCCATACTCCGGCAAATATCCGAAGTATGCGAATCCAGCGTAGCCACAACCTCATATTCTTCCACACCCAGATCGTCAAAGCAATCCTTTTGCGCCGCGCTTGAAAAATAAGCCTCCTCCGTCATCACCAGCCGCCCCGCGTTATACTTCGACGTATTCATCTTTTTGGCGATACTGTCAATAGCCTTCTGCGGGTCTGCGCCGGTTATGATATTCCGCGTCAGCTCATTATGCACCTCGGAAACAAGCTTCTCCTTATTGCTCCAAATCCTTTCGGAAAAATTCTTCCCGTCCACCGCCCAAGGCTTAGCCAAAACCTTTTCAACTTGATTTTGGTCAATCCCCGAAATGTCCCAGCCTACACCCACCCCTTTTTGAATCTCAAAAGCGGTATGATAATACCCGCTTTTGTAAACCTCCGCTATTGTATCGGAAGTAATACCTTTCTGTTTCGCAAACAAGCTTTCAAAGCTCTGCTGCGTTTGAATTTTAAGCGCTTCATATTTGGAAATATGGAACTTTGCCGAAGCGTTTTCAAGCTGTTTAACCCACTGTCCGCTTACGGCGTTTTCCTTGCCGTATTTTATGTAGTCGTGAACGTCCCATTTAAATTCTTCAAGCTCCGAACCCGAAAGAAACTTCCGCGCCTCCGCCATGGAAATTTCGTTATTCTTTGCCAGCCGCCTGTACCATGTGTCGATTTTCCCCTCAATTTCCTTTAACGTCTGCCGATAAATGCCTTCTATCTCCTTGCAGCCCTCGTTCGCTAATTTATTCTGCTCCTCTTCAAGCTGTACAAAACGAAGCTTCCAGTATTCGCTATTCTTCATTCATTCCGCCTTTTTCTTTTTGAGCAAACGGATCATAACCCTGCTGCATTTCAAACTCCTTTTGCGCCTCTTCCTTTTGTTTTTTCAGACGTTCCATTTCCTGTTGTGAATCATCGACCCACGGGTGCTGTCCTACAATCGTTTCATCGGAAAGAATACCCACCGAAGCCTGACAATTGGCAATTGCCTCGGTCTCGTTCATCAGCATATCCCGGTTAAAAATAACGTTAATTTGCTCCCCCGAAAAATCCCCTTCGCCGATATTCGCAAGGTAAACGTTAACAAACCACAAAATATCCTCAAACGCCGCCTGAAGCTCCGTCTCCATATCGTTCGCGTCAAGATCAATATCCGAATACATCGACTGAATATTCATCTGATTGGGATTACCCGAAAGCCTGTCGTCCTTTGCGTCAAACCCCATTCCGTTTTCGATAATCGCTTTCTTGAATATCTCCAATATCACCTTATAATTATCCGAATTAACGTTGATTTCAAGGGTTTCCACACCCCCGCCCGCTTCACCGTCGCTTCTGACCTTAACCGCTCCATAAGTCGCAAGATTTTTCCGAAACTCGCCCAAATTTGTTCCGTCGTAATTTTTCAGCACAAGAATTGTATTCCGCGCGTCCTCCTGCAAATTGTTCTCGAAATCCGAGAGCATAACGTTGATCCCGTCCTGCAAGCTTTTGACCCGCTTTAAAAGCGGCGTTTCACTCTCATTGTACTTAACCGCGATAAGCGGTATTTTTTCCCAGTTAAAGCCTTTTCCGTCCGCAAGCACATAAGGAGAATAACCGTAATCTATGTTATCGGTGTCGAGTATGAGGCTCCCGTTCTCAAAAATAAAACGGTGAACTCCTTCAAGGTCATACACCTCCGCCTTTTCAATCAAAACCGGAACATCACCCCTGTACCCCTGCACCAAATACAGCCTTACCGCACAGTCAAGCGCCGTGTGCTCGCTGTCCTTCCAGAACGGCAGTATTTCATAAGCGGGAAACAGCCGAAACCTTAATTTTCCATCCTCGTCAAAGTAAGGATACAGCCATGCAACACCCCCGTTTAAAGCCGCTTTTCCCGCATTTTTCAAAAGCCGCATAAACCTTTTGTCAAATATTTGCTTTAAAAGCTCCGTGTACCGTTCGTTGTCGCTTTCAATAATAAAAGGCTGTCCCAAAATATAGTTGGCTTTCTGCAAAACCAACTTCCCATACTGATTATCAACGATTCTGTTGTTGGGCAGATTTTCGACCTCCGCAAGCTCTCCGCCCTCGCCTATAACCGTCCTTTTCCGATAGAGAATATCGTGACCGCCCTCGAAATACCGAAAGCCCTTTATCTGTAAAAGCCTTTCGGGGCTGTATTTCCACGTGCGTATCTCCCGTTCCAGAAATTCTTTATCATTCATCACCTTCCGTTCCTTCACCAAAGGAGCGCGAGGTAAGAAATTATTAAAAAACAACATTATTTCACCCCGTCAAAGAAAAATCCCGAATTGTATTTCGGGTAAAATGTTTTTATTCAAAACTAAATGCGTTACACCGCGAAAAATCCTCTAATGCGTATCGCATAGCGTCCATCAGGTGGTTAAAGTCATCAATCGGCTTATTCAGCGTTTTTCCCGTTTTCGTGTCCTTATCCCACGTATAATTTGCGATTTCTTTCAAAAAATTAACGCATTTCGGATGCACAAAAATATGAAAATCCTGTATAAAGTCAATTCCCGCATTTACACTGTCCTTGCCTTTTCTTGCTCGTTGTATACGGTATAATCCCAAATCGTACAGTCTGTCAATACTTTTAGGCTCCGCCGCGTCGGCATTTATTTTTTCTTTGGAATAACCCGCCTTAACAACAGCTTCGGCGATCTTTTCATTGCTCATTCCGGTTTTGTAAATCTCATCAAACACCCAGATACTTTTCGCCTTAGTATCAATCAAACCGCAAAACAGCGCCGAAGGATCGTTTGTATATCCGAAGTCCAGCCCAAACGCCGATTTAACATTCTGAATCCCGCGAACCTCGTCGATATCAAACAGTTTTTCTTCCCAGTTCTCATAAATCAACCCATCCACAATTCCCCAGTCCCCAAGCCCGGCCACTCGGTATCGCCGAGGATTGTTAATTTTCATAGTCTCAAACAAATCCCTGTCACTCTTATCAAGCCATTCGTTACAGGTATAATTTGTTGTCATCGCCAATGTTTCACTGTCGGGCTTATCAAAAAAACGTTTCTTTAACCAGTGATGTTCGTTCCAAGGGTTGAAGGTCAAAGTAATCTGCTTAAAAAGACCCGTTTCCTCGGGTATAGCCCCTCTTATGGATTCGTCAAGCATATTAAAAGCGCTTTCGTCGCCGATCTCGTAAGCCTCCTCCACCCAGCACCAGCATAAATACCCCCGCTCAACGGTGATGGAAGTTACCTTCAAGGGATCGTCAAGCCCGCGAAAATATATTTTTTGACCCGTTGGTTTATAGGTTATTTCCAAAGGACTTTCCTTGATTTCCCAGAACGACGAAACCCCAAGCCGGTTTATCGCCCATTTGAGCTCGGTAAAACAACTGTCCTTAAGCGTTCGGAACACCTTTCTTACCACCAGAAGATTAGCCTCGGGATAAGCCATAAGGTTGACTATAAACCACAGCGCGGCGGTTTTGCTTTTTTTGGAGGCACGCGACCCTTTGCAAACCCGATAACGCCCCTTCCACCTCCAAAATTTCCCGTATCCTTTTCCCACCAGATCGGGAAGATAAAGCTGCCTTGCTTCAACCTTAGTCTTCAAGGCGCTCACCGCCGCTTATCACCACGGGGACAGCTCCCGACACGTCAATACTTTCCTTAAACAGCCCGTACCGCTTTCCGATAAGCTCCGCAGCCTTTAGCCGTTCCTTAGCCGAAACGTCAATATCGGCTATCCGCTGAACCCCGTCCCCCACAAGCTGTAAAATCTGTTCCTTATGCTCTCCGCGCATTACCGAGGACAGATAGCTCATCACCTCTTCGGCGTCGGCTATATTGTCGCTGTGGAGCTGTTCAAGCTGGTTATCAATATACTCTCTCAGCTCCGGCTTTTTCAGATTGTTTAATCCGATAGCATACGCTGTCTTTTTGGAATATCCGGCTCGGATCGCCGCTTGCGTGGCGTTGCAGTCAACCAGATATTCATCACAAAATCGTTTTTGCTTAGCGTTCATAAACGGCGCTCCTTTCAGATTTTTTGTATAAGAAAAGCCTTGACCGAAATTGGTTAAGGCTTTAATATTCAATACGCGAAGCAAAAGCAGCATATGGGAGAAGGGGGGGGCGCCGCTTTTTTACCTGCCTCGCTATTTTACATTATATCACAGGTGAAACTGCCATTCAATGACATTGACTGACATCTTTTATTTTCGCAAGCGCTTTGCCATGCAGCCTATAGGTTTGTCGAACGCTATAATTCATGCTTTCGGCAATTTGTTCCCATTCATCTCCGCTTATGTATCTGAGTGCCAATAGTTCTCTCAATATTGGGTCATCAACTTTTGCAATAGTGTTTTCGATTTCTGTTTTCAATTCGAGCTGTAGTATAACTTGACAGCAAAGTTTGTTTTCCATGTCGATAATTTTCGCAACCGTTCTCCCAACCTTATCCGATATTCTTCTGGAACCTCCTGTTCCCATTGAACGTGATAATCCTTTTGACAGTTCACGGAGCCTGTTAATCTGTTCTTTTTTACTCTCAATATCATCGCTTATTCGGCGATACTGCTTCAAATATTCCTTTGCCGTCATAACTCCTGCCCCTTCGTTCAAATATTGTTTATGTGATACTTCTCAATCAAATCGACCCGTTCGCGCTCTCGAAGCTGCTCCAAGCATTTTTTGTTTACCGCCGCCTGATCTTTCCCCGAACGGTAAAACGGACATTTTTTGCCGCCAAAGTCGGTATCGCTGAGCGCTGCGCAAAAACCGTTGTGGGAGGCGGCACAATCATTGGTTTTCACAGAACATATTACGTTTTTAGGCATTATTGCGCTCCTCACTTTCTTGTTGATCTACCAATTTATCACATAACCCCTTTATCCATTCTCTCCTCGGAATTTGCCTTATCCATTCATCGGGAATCCCCCTTTTTCCCCCACACCCATACATAAGCCCCGCAAGTCCTCCAGCTACCGCCGCAACCGTATCAGTATCATCACCCAGATTAACGGCAGTCAGCACACAATCCCGATAATTATCCGTGTTATACAGACACCACAGCGCAGCCTCAAGCGTATCAACCACATATCCGGTACTTTTTATGTCCTCCCGTTTAATTCCCCGAACATCACGAAGCCCTATAGTCCCGCACCAACTGTCCGAACACATATCCGCCATTACCTCTTCAAAAGAAACTTCCCTTAAAATTTTATCCGCAGCCAAAACATACAAAACGCAAGCCTTAATCGAAATCCCATGCCTGTGTGTCAATCCCGCCACATCACAAACCGCCTTATAATCCCCTTTCACAAAAGCCAGCGGCAAAATACGCATCAGTGCCCCGTTCCCGTTATCCGTCACCTCTCTCCCGCCGCACTCACCGATCGCTCCCCCCTCCGCATACCTCTCAATCGCCCTTCGCGTAGTCCCCCCCACGTCAAACACTTTCCCATAAGCCGTAAACTCCCCCTCATACAGCCACCTGCAAAAATTCCTCATAATATCGTACAAATCAATTTTTTTCAATCTTCCAAGGCTTTCAAGGGTTGCCAATGTCATCGAGCTGTCGTCCGACCATGTGCCCGGAGGCTGATTATGCGTGCCAAAACCTGTCATGTCGGTTATTTTGTAAGTATCACGCTTTTTAAATTCTGCCGGAACGCCTAAAGCATCGCCTATTACCAAACCCATTATTCCGTTGTAAATTTTGTTCATTTTATGACCTGCCTTTCCCCGTTTAGTTAATCCACCTGATTTTAGGTTCGCCTGTAAACCCCTTTTCCCAAATAAACCACGCATAACAAACTGCATTATTGGAAGAATATTTTTCAAAATCACCGTTCATTGCACAACTCAAGCGGGAAGAACTCACATATACAATTTTCGGCGGATTATGTAAGAAAAATTCTTTACGTTTCTGCCCCTCCAAAAATGTAAGCTTCAAAAACATAGCGATTTTTCGTCCCGGCTGAATAATATCAAGAGCCCTCCGCACAAACTCCAAAGCGTATCTGTAAGGCGGGTTTGTTATAATATCGCCGTTAAAACAATTAGTAGATTCGGTTAAAAAATCAAGTGATTCTTTTTCTCCGTATCCCCGATAAATCAAATCGGTGCTGATAACTTTATAACCGTGTTTTTCAAGCACTTTCGATAAATGCCCTTCACCGCAAGCGCATTCCCATACTAAAGGGCTGAAAGATTCTACTTCAAGCAATAGTTCCATAGCTTTCGGTTCGGTAGCATAGTAGTCATCGGTTTGCCTTTCCTTCTCGGTGTGGTTGGAAGCTCCTAACGCTTTAAATATGCTGTTTTGGTTGCCTGTCCAGTCTTTATTCATTTCTTTTCCTCCAACAATCCGGGGTTGTCGTGAATGTTGCCGATAACTTCAAGCATATTTTTACGGCACCAATATCCCAATTCCTGAATTAAGAAATTTTCTGTTGTCCATTCAACATAAAATCCTAAATCATCTGCGTATTTGTTTATACCACTTTGATATTCACCAAACTTTACAACGCCCTTAACTTTATCTTTACTTTTATATTCTTTAACAATATCCCCCTCAAAAATCTTAACGCCGTTCTTATCGGTTAAGCCGGTGTACCGGCAAACTGTTTTAGAATCAACCTTGAAGTATTCACAGCCAATACTTCCTTGTGTAAGGTCAATTCTGCCTGTAAATATATAATGATTTTCTCCGGCTATAACGACATAGAAACCCTCAACCCACTCCCCATTATCAACCCTTTTCCCTCTGAACAAAATCTCACGCATTTCCATCGCCTTTACTCCTTCCATCAATTACTTCCTGTATAGCCGATATGCAGTTGGGGCATACATCAACACAACAGGCTCTATCCTCAGCGTATTCCTCGAATACGTAACAAATATCATTTCTGGATTTTATCAAAATGCCGTTTCTCTTGTCGTACAACTTACCGCAAATATCGCATTTATAAGCTTTCATTTTAGTTGTCCTTTCTTTTTGATTGTCAACCGCCAAGGTCGGGACACGGGCATTCCCAGAAATAATCATCGTAGCGTATTTCATCATCCGCTTTTAATTCGCCGTTTTCAATAATTACCTCTTGGTTAAATTCCATACCGCGCTCAAAACCATAGAAACGAAAATCAATTCCGTAGGCTTTTGACATTTCAACATATGGTTTGCTCTCAAAAGCCCAAGCGGCTTTTACATTAAGAGCTAATCTCATAACTCCCTTATATTCAAAACCCGAATAATGCCCTTCCTCGACAAAATTTCTCCTTGTGTTCTCTATGTAAGCATCTCTGGAAACATCAACGGTAATCTCATTTTCATCTACGTCAATCTTTACAGGATATTCGGTGTCACGAAAAACGGAATAATTACCGTCTTTAAAACTGTGACTATAAACGTTTATGTTTTCTTTGCACCAACGCTCAACATTTTTAATGTCGCCTCTGACTTTTAATGTTCCCTCACACCAATTAGGCATTGTTGTTCTCCTTTCGTTTTACACCATAATAGCACCAATCATCAAGTCCATTCGTACTCATACGAGCGTGGCAGCAGTAAGGCTTGCCATCGTCCATGTTGAGGTAGTCACAGTCTTTGCAGCGTATCTTAGCGGCATTGCTTGCTTTCTCGTAGAAATTATCAAAAGGTTCCAAATTTCCGTTCATATGCCAATTGGCTACTTCCAATCCTTTTCCGTACATATCGTCAAAATATGCCTTAAATGCTTTTAATGTTTCAACCTCTTCGGGAGTAAGTCCTGTATCCTCGTAGGCGGCAAGGCGGTCAAAAGCTTCTTGAATTTGGCAGTCGTTACAATCATCGTGAAGCTCGCAATATTCCACACAACCGTCTTCACTATCTACAATCCCGTTTGTGCATACAGTGCACATACATTTCAGGTTATAGTGTCCGCTAACTATTTCAGATTTTATTGTCAACCTTTCCATTTCACTCACCGTCCTTCCCATCCATCTTAGCCCCACACCGAGGACAATACTCCGCATTAGGTTCATCAAGATAATAACAGTCCCCACAAACCGAACAATGCCAATGCACAAGAGCCGAGGTTTTTTCTTTTATCCACCTGCCATGTTTCACCTCCCGCACATCGGCAGCAGGAATTTTTCCCAAATTGTCAATAGCCGTATCAATAGCCTTATCCCAACCGTCTGCCCACGTGTCGGGTTTAGCTCCGCAGCCGCCGAGATCATTCAGCATTTCATACACCTTTTCGTGTTTTATGTATTTAGCCATTATCATCACCCCTCCCGTCCAATATCCTAACAATCCTCCGACAAATCTCACATCCCTCTTTCTCCGCTTTTGACACAATCCTGAGATATCCTCTCCACCTCTCGTAATGCTCCTGCCCGCAATCCTCCCAAAGCTTTTCTTTCCCAAACTGCTTAACAAGCTCTCCTTTCTCCCTCTTTGCCTGCACCTTATCCACCGTACCCTCGCGGTACTCCCGATAAAGCATCCTTAAATTCCGATAAAAAAGCCTTTCCGCCAACGTCGCGCCCTCCGGCAGCGGCGTGTTTTTCTTGGCAAGAGCCTCGATTTCCTTTTCCGTCATTTGATTATTTCAAGCGCCTCCTCCACACTGTGAGCAATACCCGCTCTATGTCCGAGTTTATGTACTGCCGATATAAAATTAAGCTGTTCCTTGCTTGGCTTCCCGTTAATGTTCTTCACCTCGACAAACGCTATTTTGTTTTCTCCGATAAAAAGCAGATCAGGCAATCCCTTGACCCCGCATACAATACGCCGCCCGTCCTTTAACTCATAATTTCCGGATTGCAAGCGAACCACTATGCCGTACTTTGACAGTTCAAGTCTTATTTTATTTTGAATATCCGTCTCTGTCATTTATTTACCTCAAAAATCCGTACTGTTTTGCCTGATAGTAAGCCCAGCCCGCTTTGTAATTCTTTGCTTTTGCGTAAGCATAAAGCTCCTTGACATTTCTGCACTCGGAAGGTACAGCATAATCCGATACGATTCTTTTTAATTCCGCCTCCTGCTTCTCCTTTATCTCCCTTTGAGTAAGCTCGTATATGTGACCGCAGTTAGGACAAACCGGCGCGGGTTCATGAGTGAAGAAACATTCCGTACACTGCCTCACCAAAACGGTATTTTTTTTGCTTGTTTTAGGAGGTTTAGGTTCAAGCGTCCACTCCCGCTCCGAATCGGGAAGTCCGTGACGGTGAACATTGCCCACATGGTCAATTATCAAGGCCTTTTTATCCGGCTTATACCTCATACATCTCATAGACTGCTGTATGTACAATGTAAGGGACTTTGTGGGTCTAAGCAGTATTGAAGCATTACAGTCGGGAACGTCAAATCCCTCACTTATTAAATCCACATTGCAAAGCACTTGTACCGTTCCCTCTCGAAACCTCTGTATTATGTCCCGGCGCTCGTTTTTAGGCGTTTTTCCGTCTATGTGATATGCCGATATTCCTTGCTGCCGAAACGCTTCTGCCATGTCCTGAGAGTGCCTTACGGTGGCGCAGTAACAAACGGCTTTACCGCCTTTTAGCTGCTTATAATACATGATTACATCACCGTAAATATGCGGTCTGCTAAGCGCCGCTTCAATGTCCTCCGCCGCGTAATCCCCACCTCTCGAACGTATTCCCGAAAGATCGGCGACAGCGGGAGCGTAATATTCATAAGGCGATAATTTTTTATTTTCTATAAGCCATTTTACGGAGGGCCCGACAACAAGACAGTCGTTTATTTCTCCCAGCCCTCTGCCGTTAAGCCTTACGGGCGTTGCCGTAACACCGACAAAATAACTGTCGGAAAATGCTTCATAAATCCGCTTGTAGCTGCTTGCCAAACAGTGATGATTTTCGTCCGTGATTATCAGCGACGGTTTGTTTATCTGTTCAATATGCCGCGTTATTGTTTGAACCATGCCTATTTTGCAAAGCTCCATATTGACGCCATATGCTTTGAAAGTGTTTTCAATTTGCTCGCAAAGCTCTTGCCTGTGTACCAAAAATAAAACATTCCGACCGTTATCGGAGGTACGCTTGGCCATATCCGCGCATATCACCGACTTTCCCCCGCCGCAGGGAAGGACTATACAGGGTTTGCGATAACCTTTACGCCATGATAATTGGACTTTATGTATTAAATCTTTTTGATAATCATAGAGTTCCATTTTTCTCCTTTGTTGTAACCACTGTAACCTTGTGTAACCAATAGGTGGTTACTCTGCAAATCCTTTAATAATTATCGTTCGCGGGCATTGTAACCACCGTAACCACCAAAAAACGTTTTTTCTATATAGAAAAAATATTTTTTATATACAAGCAATTTATATTAACTTATATATGAGGTATATCCGTTTGGTGGTTACAGTGGTTATAGCGGTTACAAATCAATATCGGAATAATCCTCGTTTTCCGCATTGCTTAACGTCATATGCACGCACCTTATCGAAGCGTTGCCTATACGCTTTACAACATCATAATGCTTTTTATCCGTCCTTCTGATCCACCCGCGATCCGACAGCCAGCTAAGCAGACTTTGCGCGTTATACCCACCCTCGTCGCAAATCTGATTAAACTTATTTTTCATGATATACACGCCATGTTTGCTGTCGTCCATAACGCCCCAAACTTCGCTAAATTCGGCGTTTCCCGAAAAACGGTTCTGATTTGCTGCAACAAATTCGCACACATACTCATATGCCCTCGGATTTGCGGAAACAGAAGCCTTTGTCTTAAGAAAATCGCTTATTTCTTTTGGTGTAAGGCTCGGTGTATCGGAAAAAAGCAGTTCCTCCGCCAGCTTGTCCGCCGTAAGTATCAGCGCCGCGGATTGCGCTTGCTTTTGCATAATGTCGTAATCGTTTATAAGCTGATTATAATAACCGCAAAATAATTCTTCCGAATGAGCAAAACCGCTCTCTATCAGCTTTGACACAAATCCTTTTCCGAAAAAACCGTAGTTTGCTTTAACCAGATTTGCCGCCGCTCTGGGCGCCTTAAAAAACTTTTCCTTACACTCCACCTCAATAACGCGGTTAGACGCGCCGCCGCCGCTTCGCGCGGTAAGTATCGGTTTTTCTCCAGTTGTTATAATACAGTTGCGCCATGTAGGCGTAGCGTCAACGCCGCCTGTTTTATTGCCCCTTGTCCTGCCCGTACCTTCGGTAAGCATGTATATTTCCTTTTCAAAATCTTTTCGTTCGCTTACTATTTGCAGTTCGTCAAGAAAAAGCGGCAGATTGTTGAAAAACGCGGCTGTTTTTTCCATGCCGACCAAGGTAGCGTTAAAGGTCTGAATAAACTCGCCTATTTCGGGATTTGCCCAAATAGAAGCCGCGCACATAGCAAGAACCGATTTTCCGCTCTCGGTTTCTCCCCAAAGGTGTATCAAAAACGGAAGGCAGCCCAAGGGCTTTATCAGTACCGACGACAGAGAAGAAGCAAAAACGATTCTTGAAATAATGCTTCCGCGCCTTATATTTTCGTCAATAAAATCCGTCCATTTTTTAAGATCGCCTTTACAGCGCACATTTTCAAAATAGTGCTTGTAATTTGTCTCCCCGTCAAATACCACCGAATCAAGATACGGTGAAAACATCGGCTTTTCTTCGCCCTTTATCCACCCCATGCGGGTAGTGCATTCCGTTTCCTCGATAGTATCCATATTAAGCTCCTCCAGCTTGGCAAAATACTTGACCAAGCTTTTAGCGCTCTCACTGGTAACGGAAACCCCGATATCGGACAATTCGGTAATTTTATTGGCGCTGGAAATTGTTTTTCTGTCAAAAATGGCCGTTCTCCACCCTTTTTTACGGTAATAGGCAATTTTTATTTTTTCGATCCCCGTATCTATATTTACAAGCCTTTGCACCGGCATTATTGGGTGAGGACAGACGGTTTCCATATCAAGCCTTACCCCCGAACTGTCGCACATATAATTGCCGCACCGTAAGGTTAAGGGCTGCATTGGAAAATCCGTTACATTTAAATCGCTTAAATTGGTGCCTTTTTTCTTACAAAAATCTTTAAACAGCTTGGTAAAATTTCTTATACCGCATTTTCGCGCCACAGCGTCTATTTTAAGCCTTTTTTGTTCCATTACAAAGGGCTGATCTATGTATAAATACAGATATTCATACGGTTCTGTGCCGTCGGTAAAATCTTCTTTTGTGTAGTCGTTTATATCTTTTGAAAAAAGCTCCGCCAGCTTCTCCACCGTATCGTCTGTAATAGGTTTGCCCCGTTCCCGCTCCATTTCGGCAAGCTCTTTCGCTTCTGTTTTGTCCAAGGATTCATCTCCTTTCCCCTTAATTTTTGCCGCCTCGCCACGGCTATGATCAAAGGCGTTTTATTTGATTTTATTGATTTTCGTTAAAACGGGTAATCATCGTCCGTTCCCTCAAAATCGGGCGGCGCGTTATCGGGAAGCGGAGGCATATCAAAGTCACCGGGATCGGGATCAACAACCGGATTATACGGCATTTGATCGGCAGGTAAAAGCTTATCATTAGGAATATCCACGCCTTTTTTAACCGCGTCCACGCTCCTAAGCCAGAAGCATTTGATAGCAAACGCCGGGTTACCATTCCTGTTTATGTATTGCTCGCGCCCGAAAACGCCGCCTATAAGCTTTTTCTCAAAGCATTTGCAATATCCGTCGCCCCAGATTACCTTGAATCCGCTGTTTGATTTTTCAACAGCCGTATGGAAGCTGACAAGCCCTCTGTTAGTTTCTCCTGTTTTTATATCCTCGGTAAGCTGATATACGATACAGCCCCACTTTTTTTCTGCGCGACTGTCGTTATCATAACGCCGCTTAAAATAATTTGGCTGCTTGTCGCTTTTATCTGTGTCAAGATAAATTTTGATCATATCACGATCGCTTTTTGATTTCGTTTCCTCAACCTTGATTATTCTCATAATATGACCTCCGAGTTCAAGCGCTTCCTGTTCGTCGTAAGGCAATGTGTTGTCATAGTTTTTAGGCTTCTGCATTTTGTCTTTCCTCCTGATTTTGAGTATTTAATCCGTAATATTCGCGGATTGTCGTATCCACAAGCTTTAAATCGTTGTCGATTTCCGAATTTTCAAACATTTCCAAAGGTGTTTTTGCAACATCCGACCCATCAGTTTTTGTTCCGAAAACATATTTTCCGTCATCATATTTGCTGTGAAGCACAATAGTGAAAAGTCCCTCTATGCAAACCTTGTCGTCAAGCAGTTTACCAATGGATTTCGGCTTGACATTTCCGTAATCGTCCGTGTCGGTGTGCATCATAATATACACGATTTTATCTTCCGGCAGCTTTTTTACAAATTCAATTAAGCGCCAAAAGCTGTCGGCTATATCGTTGTAAAAACCGTAAACATCATTTCCTTTGCCTTTGGACGAATGTCCCCGCATAAACTGATTTGTCATAAGATAGCCGGCATCATCTATGGCAATGGATTTTGCTTTACAGACGCTTAAACCCTTCATTATGACATTGTAATCGTCCGAAATCTTAGTTTTAGGCTGATTTCTGAACGGAAGCGGTTTTCCTATTACATTAAACACCGCAAAGTCCTGACAGTTGCGCAGCGAAGTGGATTTTCCGCTCCCGCTTTTTCCGATAATAAGAACAGGTATTCCCATATTATTTTATTTGCAGATTCAAAGCATTAACAAGCCTCACCCCCGCAATCTCCTTTCCTTCCTTAATGGCTTTACTTATAGCCGTTTTATTCGCTTCGGGATCCTTGCATTTCAGGAATTCCTCGGGCAGCAGTTCAATATTCTCAACCTCAACCCTCTGAGATTTCCTAAAACTGCACTCCACCCTTGCGGTTTTAAATTTTTCACCGTTCAGTACATCTGAAAGATACCGCTCCAAGCTCTCCCGTCTTTGCTTAGCCTGTCTCTGCCTGTCCTCAAATGCTTGCTTTTCCGCCTTGTAGCTTTCCTCATCGGATTTAAGGTTCTTTATCCAAAGCGCTATATTTTCGATTTTCGCGTCGCGCTCAAACTGAAGCTTGTCTAACTGTTCAAAATCGGTGATCTCGCCTGTTTCCTCGTCAACCAGCGCTAACATGCGCTGATCTATTTCATATAAGTTCGCCATCTTCGTCCTCCTTGTACCTCTCACATTCCCCGTGACAATAGGGGCAGTTAATGTATTCTTCGCATAATTTGTCGCTGTGCGCCGTGATACACTCATTCATGGCGAGTATGGCGCCGCATATTGTGCAACTAAACATTTTTATTTTCCTTTCTGATTTAGTTATTTATATGTATATATTTGGCATTTTTAAAATTTAGTTGTTAAACAAAGTTAGTTGATTTTTCTCATATTTAAACTTGTATTTTTTTCTTCCGCCCTCTTGACATTTCCATCAATCAGTGTTATACTTTCATTGAAAATTATCTCGCTTGCGCTTACCTCGGCTCCACCCGAGGCGGGCGCTTTTTCTTTTAGTTTAATCATTTCTTCTCCTTCCCGACAGTAAACTCATTCAGAATATTGACAGCTTTTTCAAGCGTATCAACCAATAAATTAAATTTGTCAACAGTGCAGTTTACAATCAATTGTTTCTGTACTTCATACGACGCATTTTCTGCTTCCGCTCTTTTTCTCTGTATGTGATGTTTACCGTTACGAATGGTTCTGATTGAAGTTTTCCCTATTCCAATCTTACGTTCAATTGCACCGTCTTCATACCCCTGCTTAATCAGACTTTCTACAGCATCAACTATCTGAGGTGTTATGGGCTTTGCTCCTTTGGTCATCATCTTTAGTACCTCCCTTTTAGCTCTTTAATCGTTTCGCCACCATAGTCATTTTCTGTCAGTTCTATGAATCGCTCCACCGTCATTTCTCCGTCAAGATCAATTCCTCTGTTTTCGCAGAACTGCTGTCGTCCAAACAAACAGCTTCCTGTCAGAATATGATGCCATTCAAAAAACTTTTTGTTAGGATATTTAACTCCTATTTTAAATTCTTTTAAAAACTTTTCTATCCTTTCCTCAACCGGCATATCCTCTAAAAGCTTTTCTTGAAGAGCCTCGTAAGCTTCTTTAATAGTTTTTCCATGAGCAAAAGCACCTTCAAATTTGGCTACGTAACAAGGCATAAGCGTCATATCCCTATTAAAAACAAATCCTTTGGCAAAATCGTTTTTAATAAATGTGATAATAGTGGGCAACCCATCAATTTTATGAACTCTATGTCCGTTATATTTTGAAACGTCTTTATATCCGTTGCCGCTGCCGTTGCCGTAGCCGTAGCTGTAGCCGTTGCCGTAGCCGTTGCCGTTGCCGCCGCCGTAGCCGTTGCCGTTGCTAAGAAACTCTTTGATTTTTTCTTCTAACATCTCCATTCTTTCACCGCCTTAATATTGTTCGCCGCATCCTGCGTACAAAGTAATATCTCCACAACGCCGAGAGCAGTAAGCGAGTCAACAGTAACGGTAAACTTACAATCATCGGGATTTTTCACACCTTCATTAGCAAGCTGATTAAGCGAAGCGGCTCCGCTCCAATACCAGATACAGCGGCATTCCGTCATGGTCACCTCCTGACCGTCCTTTTCGGTGATACGGCCGAAGTAAACGCTTGTATCCTCCGTGCGAATGAGATAATACTTGTCCTTTTCAATTTTCATTTTGTTTTCCTCCTAAAATTTTTTTATTTTCGCCCCGTGACTGATGTTGATTTTGTAGAGTAATTGATGTCAATTTTCTTAACTCGGAAGTAGCTGTTTACAAGTGTCCGTTGTACTTCCCACGCAAGTTCGTCTGTAAACGACTTTACAAGCATTAAATAGCCACTTTCGGAAATCAGTGTAACGGATTCCAGAGTTCCGCCCTGCGGCCTTTGAAAACCAAGTGTCCGAATTTCGGACGGTTGGTTAACTATAAAGAAATCTGTACCTTCAATAAAATGCTCTCGATTGTCATTAAAACGCTTGCGTGCTGTTCCGTCTTTTCTTCCGTGGACATCGTCAATATCCTTAAATGTTATGACCCGCTGACCGTTGTATTCCCTTACAGGAACTTCATACTCGTTGATGGTTATTGTTTTCTGTTCGTTCATTAAGTTTTTCCTCCTTTGATGTTGCCAGGCATAGTCAATCCTCTTCTTCTGCGCAACGCTGACAAATAAAGCCTTGACTAAAATAATCGGTAAACGATTTATAGGGCATTGGGGCAGTCGGGTAACGTTCCGCCACAAGGTCAAGCGGCAATTGAATAGGCTCTCCGCAACAAGCGCAGTGCGTATAAGTGTTGTTTTCCTTAATTGGTACTTCAATTGAAGCCCCGCCTAAATCTGATTTAACAAAGATGCTCATTTGTTTTCCTCCTTAAGAATTAAGTTTAATTGGTATCTGTTCCCAAGTGCTTTCGGATTCCACCAATCCATCTATAACAGGGATACCAAAATGCTTTAATGTCGCTCTTGATTTCTCAAAGTGCTTGATTATTTAATTTTACTTACCGAAAATCTCCCTGAACCTCTCGACCGCCTTGTCATTATAAACGAAGCTGTCAACTTCCTTACAGCAGTGCTGTGACTTAGTACGATAATATTCTCCGTATTCCTCGGTTTTCATATCGTGTTCGTTGCTTACCCTGCCTATTTTCTGTGCGGATACCCCGAACATCTTTCCGATTTCCGTGGCGGAATACATTTTTTGTTCCGATTGGGGGAGGGGAATAAGTGCGAATCCCGTTAAAGCCTCGGCGGCTTTTGATACGAGTATGTTTTTGTACTCGGTTGAGAGGGTGTCGACCTTCGCAAGCTTCAAGAATTGGTTTGACAGACGGACTCTGGAATTGCGCTCCTTGATTTCTATACTTTTATCCTGCTTGTTGGGAACGCTGTATGTACCTGTTTTTCTTATTGCGGGTAAGACTTCGGAGGTTACCCAACGTTTGAACTGCTTTGCGTTTGGAAGTTTGCTGGAAAGAATAAGTGAGTACAAGCCGCTTTCGTTGATCAATATAGCTTGCGTTCCGTTGACGGTGAACGATTCGTTCACCGTTTTATCGTCCTCGTCAATGTGGTCTCTAATGGCTTTTTGTGGATTACTGTACCCCAATATCTCAGCCACATCTTTTCCCGCAAGCCATGGCTCACCATCAATGGTTAATGTTCTTATTTCTCCGAACTTCGGATTGTCAAAAATTTGCAACTCGTTTCTCGTTGCTTTTTCATTTTCTTTTAACATTTTTGTCCTTTCCTGTTGCAAAACTCAAACAAATATGTTAAAATATTGATTGAGCTTTAAACAACATTTACTCTTTGTGGTTTTAGCTTTTTCCGCTTCAAGTGTTGGCGCACTTGGGGCGGTTTTACTTTTCCTCGTTTTTCTCCCCTCCTTCCTGCAATTCTCTTGCTTTTTTAAGCCGGAAACGACTTTGAATTGCTATCACTTTTTCCTTGTTTGCCGCTCTCCACTTTTCCCAAGGCTCCTTATAGCTTACATATGAATATATAAGCGATATAAGCACCATTAGCCCGAATCCCGCAAAAAACACAACCTGAAACGGCATTATCGAACTGTTTTCCGCTAAAGCCATACCGCAGAACAGCAGCATTACCGCCGCAGCGCTTACCAAAGCCCCGATAAACTTAAGCCGCTTTATTAACAGATACCTTTCGGTGTGGTAAATCTTCCGTTTGCCGTTGCTGTGGGTTATGACTGTGTATGTAGGTCTGTTCAATTCTTCGCCTCCTTTTCTCCGGCGGGTTTTGTCTTGTTTTCAAGCTCGTTTATTTCCTTTATCAACTCTACCGCCTCTTTAAGGGATTCAACTAATCGATTGGTCTTTTCGATTGCCTTGTCAAGCGGTTTGTTGTCAACATCAATGCTCACGTCAAAGGTTAAAGGTTTTTTGTCCAACTATCTCACTTCCTTTCCCACTAAGTTTTATTATCGGACATCTGAACACCCGTGTATTCCATAAAAAGCTTCGGTGATATGTAATACTCCCACTGCTTCATCTTCACCGCATATCCGAACGGGCAGGTGCCTTGCTGTAAACCCTGTTTCACAAATTCGGGAGACTTGCGGATAACCTTAGCCGCATAATTTACGGTGATTCTTTCCGGGTATTTTTCGGGTACCGGTTCCGGGAGCAATTCCCTAAAATAATCCTCCTGCACTCCAAGCGCCTTTGCCATCTGTCTTTTCCGTTCAGCCGAGGGTTCGTGCTTGCCCGATAAATATTGGCTTAAATTCGGCTTGCTTATTCCCGTAAGCTCCGATACTTTTGTTTGGGTGAGCATTAGGTCGTTCATCAGAGTGTTTAGCTTGGCTGCGAATGTCATTTTTTCACCACTTTTCTTCTTGCATATGTTTTTAAATTGCCGTTTCCATCTCCATTTGTTCCCACTGCGACTTTTCTACGAAATCATTCGGTATAGCAATCCCGAACTGCTGGCACAAACCCTTTGCCATAACCGCAATTTTTATCGGACTGCTTTTCTGATCCTTCATTACATTGCGTAATGTTTTTATCATTGTTGCAACTTCCCCAACAGATGTTGATTTTGAAGAAAATGTTTGCAATTCGTGTTCCATGGTAAGCTGTTCGCGCATTTTTTCAAAGGCTGTTACATATGCGGCGGTGAAAAGTACGCCTTTCTTTCCCGTAAGCTTGTTGGCTATCATATCACAGCCTTTGCGGGTTATGAGGTAACAGGGCATTTCTTTGTTTTGAGCGTTAGTATACGTTGCTTCAACAAAGAAATCGGACAAGCCAATTTTGGCTTCTCCTAAATATTCGCAGTACTCACGGATAGTTCTCAAAAGTTTACCGTGCTCTCTTTCAATGGCTTCTGCTACGTCTCTGCTGTCAGCGTAAAACTGACCGTCTGTTTTGATTAAGTTTAAGTTGTTCATGCGTCCTCCTTAAATTTCAATAGGTTCAAGTAACTGATCTGTTGTGCAGCCGAGTATAGCAGCCAACTTCTTTAATGTTACTATATCGGGTTTACGTACACCGTTTTCGTACTGTGTAATTGTTGGCTGTGTAACTCCGAGTTGCTTTGAAAGTTCACGTTGTGTTAATCCTTTTTTCTTTCGATATTCATATAAGGCGGTCATTGTCTCCTCCCTCCTTTCTCACATTATGTTATCATTATAATTCACAAATCGTTATTTGTCAATAGCGATGATAACGATTTGTTAGAATTGTACAAAATGTTAGAATAAATATTGACAATGATAACATATCGTGATAAAATAAAGGCAACAACACAGTAAAGTGTAGTTGTATTTGAGGTGTATAAGCCGACTTAGGAGGATAATTATGTTAGCGGAAAATTTGAAAACCCTTAGAGCTACACAAAAATTAACTCAAGAAGAATTAGCAAAAGAAATGAACGTATCTAAAGGTGCCGTCGCAATGTGGGAAACAGGCAAAAGGAATCCCGACTTGGATATGATTAAAAAAATTGCGTCTTATTTTAATGTTACTATTGATTATCTTCTTGACAAAGAAACTTCAACTAAAAAAGATCCCGCCTCAGACGACCAAATTAAATTTGCACTTTTCGGGACAACCGAAGTAGACGATGAATTATATGAAGATATTAAAAAAATTGCCAAAATTCAGCAGCAATTGAAGGCTGAAAAGGAGAAGAGGGGATAAAATTGTGAAAACGATAACTAATCTTTATGATTTAGCAGAAAAGGAAAATATACCTATTATCAGTTTTCACATAAGTAATGATGATGTAGAAGCACTATCGCAATGTGATGATGACGGCGACTGTATTATTGCAATAGATGACACGAAAATTAAAAATGAAGCCGATTTAAAGGTTAAAATGGCTCATGAATTAGGGCATTGTGAAACGGGAGCATTTTATAATCGCTACAGTCCTTATGATGAGATCGGCAGACATGAATACCGTGCGGATAAATGGGCGGTATATGAGCTCATTCCTTTTGATGAACTTGTGGTAGCTTTAAATAAAGGCTATAACGAGTCTTGGCAATTAGCGGAGTATTTTGAAGTGCCCGAAAGCTTTATTGAGAGGGCGTTTGATATTTATAGAGCAAAAGGATTACTATAAATTAAAATAATATTTAACATCAAGGAGAATGACAATGAAAAAAAGACCACCTACATTTGTTATTATTTTTTCAATCATTTGGGCAATTATTTTTTTCCCTGTCTCTATGACCATTCCAAATATAGCTGGTACTATTGTTATGTTTATAATAGGAATACTCCCTATAGCCATTTATATAATTATACGAGCTGTTAAGCGTTCGGACGAAAAAAGGGCAAGGGGTTTAATGTATGGCAACCAAGAAATCAATAAAAGGTTGCAAGAAGCCGATCTCCAATTAAGTGAAGCGAGAAAAACTGCGTCAATAATAATTCAGAGAGCAAAAGAAGATGCAAACAAGATTTTGGAAACAGCTAACCAAGATGCACAAACAATTGAAAAAAGAAAACAACTACTTGAGACCGAGGCAAATGATTTATCAACAGAAATTGATGAATTAAAAAAACGAGTAGATTCTGCAAATAGCGACCTTATCATTTCCGAAACTACAGTGTATTTTTCCAATGATATTTCCTCAGAAGAATACAAAGACAAATTAACAATACTCGATCTTGAGTACAAGGAATTTATAAAATCAGGTAAAGCCATAATTGTATTTGACGATGAAGATTATGACACAAAAAAGAGATTCAATGATAATGTCAAGCAGATTATTCGGTGTTTTAATGCCGAAGCAAAAATAATTATAAGTTCTGTAACAGCGGCTAATATTGATAAAATGAGGGGGCAACTCACAAAATCCTTTCAAACCATTAACAATATTTTTGCAACAGATTTTATCGCTTTAGATAAACAGGTTTTGGAAATGCAGTTAAAAGAACTGAATTTAACTTATTCGTATCAACAGAAAAAATCACAGGAACAAGAAGAGCAAAAAGCTATCAGAGCCCAGATGATTGAAGAGGAAAAGGTCAGACGCGAAATAGAGCGAGAAAAAGCAAAGGTTGAAAAAGAAGAAAGTCAGTTTAAAAACGAAATAAATAAATTGATGAAATACCTTGCAAAAGCAACTGAAATTGAAAAACAGCTTTATGTTGATAAAATAAAAGAATTGGAAGATAAAGTAAGGCTTCTCGAAAAAGACAAAGAGAACATTTTACAGCGCGAACAGAACACAAGGGCAGGTTATGTCTACATAATAAGCAATATAGGCTCATTTGGTGAAAATATTTACAAAATTGGAATGACAAGGCGTTTAGAACCTATGGATAGAGTTAAAGAACTTGGCGACGCATCTGTTCCGTTTGAATTTGATGTACACGCAATGATATTTAGCGAAGACGCTCCTACACTTGAAACAATTTTACATAATACTTTTAAAGACAATCAGGTGAATTTGGTAAATCCCCGCAAGGAATTTTATAATGTTTCCCTTGCTGATATTGAAAAAGTTGTTAAAGAAAACTATAACGCTACTGTAACATTTACACAAATAGCAGAAGCGGCGCAATATCGGGAAAGCGTAAGAATCAGGAGCAACAAGTAAAAAAAAACAAAAACTTATCGAAAGAACACCCAAAAATTAAACCCCCTCACTTTGAACAATTTCTCGCCGAAAAAGAAGAATACGCTCTTGAAAACATCTTAAAGAAAGTCCCAAGAGGCAGCCCCAAAACACCGGAAGAATTTATACATCAAGCAACCCAGCTAAGTATGAACATGACAGTTGAATATTTGCGTGCTTACCATTAATGGCTTTCAAAATATCTTGAGAAGGAAGAAAAATAAAAAAATAAGCCCTCGGCGCTACCAACACCAAGGACTTACTATACCTAAAACATCGGAATAAGCGATATTTTAGTACACATTAGCACGTGTGTTATTATTATATCACCTTATCCTGAAAAAATCAAGAAGGGAAAGGTGTTTTTTTATGAAAAATCCAAACCGTTTCGGAACAGTGACGAAACTGTCCGGAAACAGGCGCAAGCCTTTTATTGTCCGCGAGGGTTTATCCGGTCATCAAAAGCCCATCGGCTACGCCGCCACACGGGAAGAAGGACTAATCATACTTGCCAAGTACAACAATAATCCGTGGGACGTCGAAGCTGACAAAATAACCCTACAAGAACTATTTGACCTTTGGCTTGAAAAAAGGGCTGTCAAATTGGGAACATCAAATCAATTGGCGTTAAAATCAGCATACAAGCACTGTTTAAAGTACTCAAAGCTGAAATACAATCAGATTAAATCCTATCAAATGCAGGATACAATTGACAGCTGCGGAAAAGGCTACGCCACCCAAGGAGCGATAAAGAACCTATGGGGACATTTAGACAAATTTGCCATGGAGCTTGATGTAATTTCAAAATGTTATTCCGATCTCATAACCTCGGCACCCATTCCCGAAACAACCAAGCAAATTTTCATTGATGAAGAAGTTAAAAGACTCTGGGAAAACAAAAATCTGCCATGGGTGGATTCCGTATTGTTTTTCCTTTATACCGGTTTCAGAATTTCAGAAATGCTTGATCTGAAAACATCAGACATTGACCTCCAAGCCGGAACCATGACAGGAGGAACAAAAACAGATGCGGGAAAAAACCGTATAGTCCCCATTCATTCAAAAATCAGATCTATTGTTGAAAAACGTCTTAAACAATCAAAAAGCGGTTATTTGTTTGAATATGAAGGAAAAAAAATGTATCAAAGTCAGTATAGATTACTATGGCATGAAATCATGGAAAAGCTGAAAATGAAACATACTCCTCACGAGTGCCGCCACACTTTCCGCTCATGGCTCGATTCTGTCGGAGCAAACAAAGTGTGTATTGACAGAATTATGGGGCATAAATCAAAGGATACCGGTGAACGAATTTACACACATAAAAATGTTGAAGAATTGAAATTGAATATTGAACTAATCACAAATTAGTAACAAATACAGCGGAAAACCCTTTTAAATTTATGTTTTCCGCTGTATTAACTTTTATTATACCATAAATTTAAAGAAAAATCAATCTCACCAAACCCCATCAATTCAAGCTTTTTCAACATACAAAGCAACTTAAAACACCCAAAAAATCAAGCAATTAGTAACAAATTAGTATCACAAACTTACTGTAATATCAACAGTTAATCTACTGTTTATTATACCAACAAAACTCCTGTTATCCGCCACGCAAAACCCAACAAATTATAACCCAAAACCTTATGCAAACTAACCAAAAAGCAAAAAAGCGGCAAAAATAAAAATCGCCGCTTTTTTGTAATTCTTTCTGTCAAAATCTATCGCTGAAATTTTAAATTTTAAACCGAAGCCTTAGCGCATCTGCAACCGTGGAGATAAATTCCGCAGCGGACGGTTTTTTCCATACCTTGTCTAACATGTTGCCGAAATATGAACGCAGTACGTACGAATCTCCCATATCCCAAGCTGTTTCTATTGCACGGGCTATATTTGTATTTACACGGGATGGCGTTGTATTAAATTGTTTAGCAACAGCCGGATAAAGAAGATTCCCGATCGAAGTTACCATCTCGCTGTTTTCTATACACAAAATCAAGGCGCACCGCAAATATTGATATCCTTTAAGGTGAGAAGGTATGCCCATCTGCCGGATAATATCAGTTACGGTTCTTTCGAGAATTTTTTTCTGTTCCACTTTGTCCTTGATTTTCATTTTCAATAATTCCATCCTGTTTCTATGTTTTGTGATTTAATAATATCACTAATTCGATATAAAATCAAGCTTTTGCTGACGTATTTTTATCTATCGCATTTTAAATTTCCAATCATTAAAAACGTATATATGCCCGCATTTGAATACACGGGCATATAACTGTTTTGTTTTGTTAAATTTGAAATAATTAACTGTTGATCCACTGCCTGTCGCACCAGCAAGATTTCCCGTTATACAGAACTTCTGCCCAAGTATAGCCTTCGCTGCTCTGTGTTTTTCCCGTCATTTTAACCGCCGTCCCCATGGGCAATTTAGTAATAATCTTTCCGCTTATACTCGCCGTTTCCCTAACATTAACAGGCGCGTTTGTTTTCCCGTTAACATAAGAAGCGTTTG